ATCGCAACGGGTACACCCTCAAGAAGGTCGCCGACGTCTACGAGATCCGCACGAGCGCGGAACTGGGCGACATCGTCTCGACGCTCGATGACAAGAGCGCGGCCATCCGCAAGATCTCAGACATCGATAAGGTGATCCGCGGCGAAGCCATCGCGTCATCGAGCAACTTGGCACCCAAAGAGAAAGTGCTCATCAAGAACTTCCGCGATTTCGCGGGAGAGAAACTCTGCAACGCTCCATCGCTTCCGATGGACGTGTTGCTGAAGTTCTCCGCCGCGGAGGTATTCTCGACGACGACAGCCATGGGCATCGCGCTAAAGGACGCCGAATTCATCGAGTTCATGGTTTCCAAGCTGACGGGCGCACCGGTAGTGCTGGGCGACCTCCTGGAGAAGACTGCGGCCCTCCTGCCAGCTATCTACGACCTGTTCGAAGCGTCTCCTTCGCTCTGTGAGCACGTGCTTGAAACAGGTGTACTGGACATTTCCCAAGAAAAGGTCAGTGCGGATCTTGCTACAGCCCTCGACCCTTACGCCGTAAAGAGGGCCTATATCGGTGAAATGCTATATCGCCGCCTCGTGCCCGAGGGGCTCGGTATCCGCCCCAACGCAGCACCAACCACCGATGTCATGTCGTACAGCGACCCGCAAACGGGACAGACGCTTAAAACGACGCGCGGCGCTGCGCTCGACGCGCGTGATGCAGTTACACGCGCGCATCTTCGCAAGATGGTAGGCGGCTCCGCGATGTTGTTGGGGGGTTACAAGCTCCTGACAGCATTCCCATCGATGCGTCGAATGAAGCTGCCTATCGGACTTGGCGCAGCTGCAATTGCAGCGAAATGGTTGCCTAAGCGCCCCGGGCAAGAAATCCAAACCAACGAGGGATACAACATCCCCGACATCACGGAGTTCGCCCCGAAGTTTGGCAGTGACACGAGCCTAAGCGGCGTCGTCGCGCACCTCATCGAGTCCAGCTCCAACGCTCCTCGTAGTAAGTTCGCTTTGATGCATGCTAAGGCTGTCAAAAGCGCGCAGGAATACGGTACAGTCGACAACGTTCGAGGTCTCGAGTTGGATTTCGAAACCACGGCAGAGAAGCTAGGTCAGCTCATCTGTGCGTGACGCTGTAGTCGTTTGGTTTTTTTCAATTTACGACCTACTATTGACATCGAAGGTAAGCCGCCCTCGATACGGAGAAAACGGCAATGAAGCTCTCCAGTGTACTGGGAAAAATCAACGGGACCGATGGCGAAAAGACGGCAAGCGCCGTTTCGCCGAAGGTAGCGTCCGACACCGCGGCGCGGCTCAAGGCGGCGCTTCACGAGGCGACTGCAGAGGCGCCTACGGTGACCGAGAAAAAGGCGTCGAGCACGCCGATCGCGGATCTCACCAAACTGGCGGCAGACACTGCCGCATCGGAACACGAGTCGCTGGTCAAGGAAGCCCAGCTGTACGGCGCTGCCGTCGCGGACGGCTTCATGGCGCGCATCTCACAGTACAACGAAGCTGCCGAGAAAATCGCCGGCCAGCAGGCGCCGGCCGTACCCAACACCCGCCACCTGGAGAAGCAGGCAGCTGACCTCGGGTACGCAACTACGATGAGCCAGATGGACAAGCTGGCGGAGGCGGCAGCCACCGCAGGCTACAACGACACCGTCGCGCAGATCTACAAGGTCGCGCACGACTCGTTCGTCCAGGGCTACGCCCACGCGTCGGAGCTGGTCCTCGAGTCGCGTCGCTAACGCAAGAATAATGTTCGATCCCAAGTACATCACGCTCCATCGAGAGCTTCTCAAGGAAGCGGAGGACAAGGTCGCGGCTATGCCCGCCCTCGATCCTTCCTTCGTAAAGATGCTCCTGGCGGGAGGCGCGGGCGCTGCGCTCGGCGGGGGCATATCGCACCTAGCGACCCGCGCTCATGCAAAGCGTGAACGCGAGCAGACACGGAACCGCGCGTTCGGCGCAGGCGTTGCGGCCGGTGTTGCCGGGCCCCGTGTTGTGCGAGGTCTCTACGAAATCGCCCAGCAGAACGGCCTGCTTCCGCAGAGCGGAATGACGCGGCACCATCGGCCCGTGCAGTGAAGCGAACCGCCCTCGAGAATATCTCTGCCCTCGCCGACAACGTCCTCGCGGACGTCGAACGCGTGCAGATGATGAAGACCGCAGAGGTCGAGGCCGTTCGGGCCGCGACACCGAAGCCCGTGTCCGTGATGGGTTCGTTGATGCACAAGCTCGCCGAGGACCTGCGTTCGACTGCGGTCGACGTGACCTACGACGACATCGCGGAAGCGATGAGGAGCCGCGTATGAGCGCGACTACCGAAATGCGTCAACTCGCGGCTGAGCTTCGCCAACAGGTAGAGACTCGAAAGACCGCGAAGCGTGAGAAGGCCGCCCAGATCATCATTGCAGCAACGGGGATCGCACTGCTCCGTCGCAAGCTCGGAGGTACTCATGCTTGACCTCGCGAAAGTCGCAACTGTCCTCGACGCGGCGGCGGACCACCTTGACGCGATCGAAGCCGAGAAGGTTTCGAGCGCTCGTGCAGAGCGCATGACGCAGATCGATGAAGTGGCGTCGAAGTACGCTGAGGCGACGGGCGAGGAGATGCCGGATACCATCCGACAGAAACTCGCTGAGAGCCCGAAAGATGTCGTTGCTTTTCTCCGTTCCATGACGGAAAAGCAAGCAGGTGCGGTAGAATCGCTCGGGGGTCCTTCCTCGCGCAACGACGAACCCGCGCCAAAAACAGTCAAGGAAGCGGCGGCTGCCGCTGACCAGCAGTTCTTGAACTGGGTGATGTCGTAGCGCGACCCCCTACGGAGGCACGAAGATATGTTGCTCAACAGCAAGTTTGATATTCTGCGCGGCTTTCCGAAGGAAGGCGCAATCGACGAGACCTTTAACGTCTACTCGCCCGGCGGTACGCCGGTCGCGTTGCCGGCAGGTACCGTCATCTACCGCCGCTCCGACGGCACCGTCGACGTAGCCGATACAGGCGACCGTACATCGGTCAACGGTATCGCGACGTGGGTCGTCATCGAAGGCAACGATGACTACTCGGGCACCTTCCTGCAAAAGGTCGTAGCGTTGCGTGCAAACGCAGTACTCAAGCTCGACCCGGCCAACTTCACTGCAGCGGCACTGCCGGCAGGGGCGAAGCTGACCATGCAGTCCGGCATCTGGACTCTCGCTCTCATCACCAATCAAGTCATCGGCGAGGTCCTGGTCGATGACCAGGCTGTCGACGATACCATCACGGTCTACTACAGCGGTGGCGACACCGCGATGCTGTAACACGGTCCCCGTCCCCCACAACTGGACGCAGAAAGAAACCAAGGACACCCATCATGAGCGCCTATAAGCAAGAGACGCAGAAGGTGTCCGCCCAGTTCATCAACTCGAGCTTCGTTCGGAAGCTGGAGGACGGGCGGATCAAGGAAGCGGAGGCCGAAGGCACCGCATTTACCCGGCAGAAGCTCCGCCAGGAGTCGTTCGCCCGTGAGCTGATCGAGCCGATCATGCTCGACGACAGCGAGATCGATCGCGACGAGAACACGGATCAACCCAAGAAGATCGTCGAGAAGGAGCCCGACTCGGTCGCCACGTTCGTGCCGTTCCACGGCTCGGGCCCGCGAACCTGGTTCCGTGGCAACCGCTACGCGATCTACTTCGGCAAGACCGAGTCGCAGCGCTTCACCAAGTCGAAGTTCGAGCTGATGACGTATCAAAACGACATCCGCAAGATCCTCTCGGACAACTCGGTGAAGGACATGGCGGACCAGGAGGACACCAAGTTCACTGCGACGATCAACGCGATCCTCGCGCTGAACCCGACGCAGGTGACCTCGACGCCGGTGTTCGGTTCGGCGGCCTTCAAGCGCGGCTTCCAGGCGCTCGTTGATCGCAAGCAGCCGATCGGCAAGATCCTAATGACGAAGTCGCTGTACTACGAGTCCCTCGACCTCCCGGCGACCTCGGTCGGCAACGACATCGCGTCGCGGCACTACGACCAGGGCATCGAAAGCGAAGAGAAACTCTGGGGCATCCCGGTGGTCTCGACCATCAAGAAGGAGATCGTCGACGACGACTCGGTACGCCGCTCGGCGTACATCTTCGCCCCCGAGGACTACCTCGGCAAGTTCTACCTGCTGCAGGATGCGACCCTGTTCATCAAGCAGGAAGCCGACATCATCGAGTTCTGGTCGTACGCGGCGCCGGGCATGGGCATCGGCAACACCAAGGCGTTCCAGCGGCTCGACTTCCCCTGGGCGTGATCTAGCCTCGTAGGGTATTCCAAGAACGCCGTTTCCGATTCGTCGGAAACGGCGTTTTCTTTTTTGTAAAAACCGAGGATATACTCAGGCCCAACATGTCCAACATTCTTCTGACCAACGAGAAGCGTAGCAAAATGGATCTTTCCGCCGTGAAGGACGCGGAAGGAAAGATGGTCATCTTGCAACCCAAAGGCGCTGCCGGCAGCACGCGCGAGTGCCTGGCGGAGGTGCTCGAACACCCTCATGTGGTGTCGATGATCAACGCGAAGTGGCTCAGCCACAAACCAGTCAGCCTTGCGCCCGCGGACCAGGCGACCTCTGTACCTGTTCAACCGCCTACACTCGCAGCGCAGCCGCCGGTGGCTCCGCCCGAGGCACCTTCGGACGAAGCGCCGCCTGTGCTCGAAGAGGTCATTGCAACCTCCGAGACAACAGAAACAACCGACCCCATGACCACGGATAAGGACTTCGCGGTTTCTTCTTCTCCTGGAACCAAGAAGGAGAAGAGAGGTCGCCGCGACGACTGAGTTTACACAGGGAAATGCTGCCTAACCGCCTATAATGTTAGAGCTAGCGGCTCGCCGTGATGCCTAACAGGAGAAGCGCAAATGGCAGCATTCGTCAAGTACCAGGATTTCGTCGAGCAGCTCGGCAAGGGCATCCACCTGCTTCACGCAGCAGGGAACACCCTCAAGATCGCGCTCAGCAACACCGCCCCGAACGTCGCGACCCACGCAGGGCTCGCGGACATCACCGAGATCGGGGCAGGCAACGGCTACACGGCGGGCGGCGAGGACACC